TCTAGAACAACGCCAGAGCTCATTAGAGGAATGTATGGGCAATAGAACGCTGCGGCATCAGCCTCAGAAGAACCTTTGTATCCAACTAGAACAGGTGTGCTATCGCTAGCATAGCTGTCTACGTAAATACGCATTGCGCCATTTAGTGTACCAACAAACTTGGTGTTAGTTGGAGCTTCGAAAGTACCTTCTGTGGTACGAGCAAAAGCACTAGTTGTTGCGCTCTGTAGAACGGTTAGAGCAGCTGGGCTAACGATTGCCCAGTTAGCTGCGCCACGACGTGTACGTTGAGCGATTAGGTTAGCTGCGCGGTTGATTAGAACAGCTAGAGCAGCGTGTTCGTCACCAACGAATGTAGCTGTACCAGATACGGCAGCTTGGTTGTATGTGAACTCTTGAGCAGCTAGAGCACGTAGAGAACCTAGAATCTCTTGGTCGATTTCTACTGTGATTTCTTGTGCTAGAGCAGCCATGATCTCAGCTTCAACATCTAGACCGTGCATAGCTTGTGCATCTTGCGCGGCTTCGAATGTCCAGCGAGCAGACATCTTACGTGTCTTGGCTTCAACAACTTGCTTGACGATCTGTACGTTGATCTTACGACCTGGTACGCCTTCTAGGGCGGCTGTGTTAGCAGCGCGGCCGGTAGAAGAATCACCAGAATAAGCAACAGCAATCTTGAATGGGCTTAGAGCTTCATCACCAGCTGTGGTGCTTGTGTTGTAGCCGGAACCATCGTTCATGCTTTCTGCATAACGAACACGTAGTGTGTGGATCTGTGCAACAGGTCCAGTCATTGGCTGAACGCCGATGATTTCGTTAGCGATAACTGTAGGCATTACACGGCGGATTACTGGAAGAATCACGCGGTTTAGAGATGCAACGTTGGAAGCTTGTGTAGCACCAACGGTAGCATTTTCTGCCAAATGCTTACGTGTGTTTTCTAGGATAACAGCCATAGAAGTGCGGCGTGAACCTTGTAGACCTTCTAACAGGGCTTCTTTAGTTTCGCCCCAACGGCTTTCTAGTAGTTCTTGTGTCATTTTCTCTTTTCCTTTAAGGTTTAACTAGTTTATTTTAGCCCTGCTAAACGCTTTAGTTCGATGACGTTGGTATCATCGGCCTGGGCTGTGACTTTAGCAGTCTTATCTCCGGTGACTTCAACACGACCTTCTGTTAGTGTAGCCTTTTCAGACTTCTTAACAGCGCCATTGTTCAAGACAGCTGGTAGATACTTATCAAATGCAGATTGTAGTTTGTCAGTCTGCACGCTCTCAAGAAGTTCGCTCATTACAGCGGCCTTCTCTCGATTCAAAGTCTTCAACATTTCAGCAAGCTTTTCCTTGCGGTCTGTTGACTCTTTGATGATCTTGATTTCGCGGTCTTTGGACTCAACGATTTTCTCTTTCTCAGCTACGACCTGTTGAGCGCTTTCAATGATTTGAGTTTGCTCTTCGATCTTAGCCTGTAGCTTGCGGATTTCCTTGTTCTCATTGAGATGAGTTAGGCCGAATTCGCTAGCGAAAGCTTCAAAAATACGACGTCCAAACATGTTCTCACGAGCAACTTGGATGTCTTCTTTTAGCTGTACTAATTCTGTCTTTAGATTAGATGTAACTGCTTCCTGTACAAGAGCACTGCTACGCTTGATGAACTTAGCTTGTAGTTCACCTAGCTTTTCTTTAGCATTGGCAATCAAGCGAACCTTGGTTTCAACCATTGCTTGCTTGTCTTGACTGAACTCTTTGATTTCCTCAGATAGAGCCTTGATAACAAACTGTTCCAAACGTTCAACGTTTTCAGCTTGCATCTTGCGATCCTTGCGTAGTTCTTGGATCTCTTCGGCTAACTTCTTAACTAGGAAGTCATTAAAACGGCCGGCGCTTTCCATCATGTGGCTTTGAATGCGTACACGATCTTCTACAACAGCCTTTTTCTCAGCAGCAAACTCTTGTAGTTCTGCGCTAAGACTTTCAGTTACCATCTTGTCTAAAGCTTCAACCATTACTTTCTTGTCATGTTCATAGCGACCTGCAAACTCCTCACGAAGCTCAGCACGCATCTGCTCGCGTGCCTCAACGAGCTTGGTTTCCCAGGCTTCGTTAATGGCATTACGAGTTTCCTCGTTAATGATGCCGCTATCCATTAATGGTTTGATAGCATCAAACATGTGGTTTTCCCCTTTATAATTTTAAGTCCTTGATCAAGCGAGTAACCTGCTCTCTCAAATACTTCTGCACTTTTTGATTGTCTTGAGCTTCTTTAGCCATCTCTAGAACCCGGTGACCATGCTTCATGTTCATCAACCCCTCATAGATGGGAGTTGGATAAGCATGAGGCGCACTAGGCTGTGCAACAACGTCAACCGTGACAATCTCGAAGTCACTTACGTGCCCGTTACTTTCGTTAACGTTACCGCTTCCGCGGCTGGACACTCCTAACTTAACACCACTTTCCAACATGGTTTTAACCAGCTGGCCCATTGGTGTTGGTAGAATCTTTAGTTTGCCATGTCCGGCAGGTCCGTCCATCCACATTTGTTCAATCATGTGGCTAACACGGTCCAAGTTAATCTTCAAATCATCAGGATGATCTACTTCGCCTAAAACGCTGTAGCCACCTTTGATCTGTTCATTAATAGTCTGCACGGCATTAGCAATCTCATTGACAGGGTATACACGTTGGTTAGCGTTTTTCACGCCGCCCTCAATGAATACACCCTTCATGAATAAGTTCTTACCTGTGCCCTCTTTGTTATCCTCCAAGAGCACTTCCATGCGAGCATGGTCAAAAGTAAGATTTTCTTTAAGATACTGTGCCATTATCAGCTACCGATTAACGTACTTTACCGCCAGATAAGCTCTTCTTGTCTACAGGTAGTTTACCATCTGTAGTTTGGCCTTCGTCGCCATGTTGCTTTTCGTAGCTTGTAGCCTTGTTTGTGTAACCTTTGGTCTTAGCACCGGGTACGTTTTGGAAGCTGCCAGCGCCTGGTAGGTCGCCACGCTTCTTGGTGTACTCGTTGTTAGGTGTTGGGGTTGGTTTGCCGTCGGCAGCTTGCTCTGTACCGCCCTTGGCGATGTTAGCAGCAGAACCGCCCATGTCATTCTTACCAGCAACGATAGACTTGGTGTTAGCGCCATTGTCGCCAGATTGACCAAACTTGTCGTATGTTGCTCCACCAACTTTTTCTACGTATTCACGTACAAAGCCTTCATTAGACTCTTCGTCACCACCAAATTCGATGCTGTCGTCTTCGCCGCCGAAGTCTGGATCTTCCATACCGTCATTGTGCTCTGGCTCGTTTTCTTCGTCTGCCATTAGGGCATCAAACTCGGCCTTTAGCTCGTCAAGAGCAGCTTCTAGGTCCATAACACGGTCTTCGATAGGGGCTTCTTCGCCGCCCATGTCATCCATTCCGCCCATGTCATCCATTCCGCCCATATCGTCACCACCCATGTCAGCATCGCTGTCCATGCCTAGTTCGTCTTCGGCTTCTTGCATGCCTTGCTCGTCGGCTTCAACTTCGTCGACTAGGCCGGTAACTTGATTGCCACCTACTGCCTCGTCGAAATCCTCTTCGTCAATGAGAGATTCATAAATGTCGCGACTCTTTTCCACAACGATTTGGTGGAATAGTTCACGTGCTTTATCTTCTTGCTCATTGATAATAAATTCAATTAGCTGTTCGTACTTGTTCATGAGAACTCCTTAAAATAAGTAAACGCTTGTAAGATATTTACAATATAACGTAATATTTCTGTTATAATGGGTGTTTTTTAAGCGATTTTGCGCTTAAATACCTGGTGCCGCAGCTTCTTCAGCTGGTTTATATTGATTGCTTATACTAGATAGCTTCTTTTCGTGCTCAAACTTACGCACATCATTCATTACTCTAAGACGATTAATCTGTGCTAGAGTAAGTCTGGTCTTGCGTAGATCGCTCAACTTTACTGCGGTATTGTCTTCCTTTTCAGTACTGTAACCGTCAGGTGTTGGCTCAAAAAGTTCACTGATAAACATATAAGTTATTTAACCAAAACGATAAATTATACGCCTGGGGCAGGAGGTGTAATCGGACCTCCGCCAACCGGGGCAGGTGCACTGGCTGCGCCGGCTTCCCCTGGAGCACCTGGGGCTCCAGCAGCACCTTCCTCAGGCGGCGGGCCTAGTGCGCCCAAGTCTGCATCAATGCCACCTGGAGTGATGCCTACACTACGCAGACCTACATCATCTGCTGGAGCTTCTTCAGTGTCACCGCGCTCTTCGCTCCACATGGTTTCGTTTTCACTCATTTCCTGCTCAGTCATTCCCAAGTAACGCTTCATTAAGAAACGCTTACTGAAGTATGGGAACGCCTCTAGCTGTGTAAATGTGCCAATACGTGCTCCGTCAATTTCAGCTTGTCGATAGTTGGCAAAGTTTTGTGGCTCGTTAAAGTCTAGATCAAAAAGCTGCCCGTCAATGTTGATGCCTCTCCAGCGCATAAACATCTTAAACTCTTGGTCTAACTTGTCTACAATCATACGCTGTAGACGTTTACAGTACTGGTTAAAACGCCATTCTTGTATTAGAGCTGTACCAACTTTTCCGTCGTTGTAGCTTTGCGTTCCATCGTCAGTACCAGTGGGCAAATAACTGCTAGGGATACGTAGACCGCGAAACAGCTTATTAGTAAAAAATCGCAAATCAGTAATTTCACCAAGGTTTGACCCTCCTTGTAGTACATCAACACTGGATCCTCGTCCTTCTGCTGTCGTGGGGAAGAAGAAGTCCTCGTTCATTGACAATGGATTGTAGGTGGCATCCATCATATTCTGGCCGCCGCCAGTTTGTGTAGGAATACGTCTTTGTGCGATTTCGTTTTTAATGCGCTCCACAAATGCCATGGCCATGTGTCCAGGCATGTTGCCTACGTCAATCTTAAACACACGACGCTCAGGCGCACGTTGTACAC